ATATTATCTCTAATATCAGGTGGAATAGCTTTTGTTAAGTTATAAGGGTTACAATCATCAAATAAGCTAGCACTTAACATCATACCCCCATAATAAATGTTTTCGGATTCATTTAAGGGTGCACCAAACCAAGCTACTGCGGCAGGGGAATTAGTATTAGCATTTATATGAGGATATGTACCAGTAGTAGTTTTAGGCCAAGCATAAGCGCCAGATTCAAAATATAAGTATCTTTCATAATAATCAAACCCCTCTATTACTTTATCCCTTTTTTCATTAAAAATTCTTTGATTTTCTATAGTAGGAAATGAAGAAGATGCAGGGCCTGTAATTGAATTTAGTGTATTTACTTGTGATTTATAAGATTCTAATAAACTTAATTTATATCTAAAGTTTTGTAATCTTTCAGTAGCTGAGCTGAAATGGATAAAGTTTTCAAAGTGATACCCAGAAGGTGTGTCAGGATTATCAAATTCTAAATCTAATGGTATACTACTACTAAGATAATTTTGAAGATTATTAAAACTTGAAGTTATAGACCCATTATTTAATAATTCATCATACGTTCTAAATTCAGAAGAAACACTTAATTCGTCATTATATTCTATTTCAAAATTAGGACCCTGGAGATTAATACCAATATCTTGAGTAGGAGATGTTCCTAAATCTGATAGTACATTTATAGGGTTAATTATATCCTCATAAACTCTAAAATTATTACCCGTTGTAACGCTTGGGGGTAATGGTTCATATAATTTAATTAATCCAGTTTCACCATCTACTTGAGCATTAGTTATTAAAGAAGTAACTCCATTACCAAAACTTAAATTTAAGTCTTTAAAATATGAAGTTGAATTAACTAAATTAATTAAATCTTTAGCTTTAGTTATAAAATTATCTATACTTAATTTATTAGAAATATATCTAATTTCTGTTCTGGAAGGGGATATTTCTGTAATAGTAAACCTTCTTGCAGTGCCTGAAGTTAAAGTTTTACGTTGAAAAGAAAAATTTAGTGTATATTTACCTGTATTAAAACCATAATCTTTTAATACTTGTTCAAAATCAATATCTATTGATTTTTGATCTTCATAGGGGGTATAATCAGTAAATTCTTCATCACTAATTAATACATTCCCATTACCATCAAATATAGTTAATTCAATCGAATCATTGGATTGACCAAATTTGCGGATTAAATCTTTAGATTGAACTTGATTTAAATCAACAGCATTTAAATGTTCTATAGTAGATGTGTTAATTATCATTTAGGTTATATATTAATTAGGGTCTATCACTATTACTTGTACCATCGGAACCTGAGTCAATTACTACAGTACCCGGCCATATTTCATTTATTTGTTCATCAGATAAATTACCTAAAGTAGCTAAAGTTTCTTGAGTAGAAAATTTAATACCTCTTAAACGATCAACTTCTTCTTGAATATTATTTTTATTAGCTATTAAATTTGCTAATCTTTCTTTTTGTTCTTCTGTTAGTGCCATTTTTAATATGATCTATTATTATTCCCACCAGAATCTGAAGTTACAGTTATTGAACCACCTTCCCCTGAACCATAAGTTTCTTCGTAATAAATTGGGTCTAAATTTTTTAAAGTAAGAATTTGAGGGTTGTATTCATCTCTGATTTCTTTATTTAACTTAGTTATTAAAAGTTGTTTTTCTTCTATATCGGCTTCTAGTGCTTCTATATATTTGTCTCTAGTGTCATAATTATTAGGATCTACATCAGGATCACCATTTTCATCATATATCCAGTTTAAATAAGATATAGTATCTTCTGATGCATTAAGAGTTGGATCAAATTCTTCACCGAAATTACTTTCTTTTAAATTAGGAAATCCTCGGGGGATATTTTCTAACATAGTTCTAGTAATTATAGGGATTAAATCAGTATCAGGCGTACCATTAATTGATAATAAAATAGCACGTATCATATCAGTATTCCATTCAATATATCTTCTATATCCTTTATCCATATAATAATATTGATGGGGTTCATTAAGTTTAACTATAGTACCATTTTTAAACACAGGGTGTTCTTGGATTTCTTCAGGGTTTGTTAATTGGCGTTCTAAGTCAATTATTTGCTGTTCTAATCCTATTATAATAGCATCTTTAGGGTCTACATAATTTCTTACAAAATCTGTACTTTCCTTAATTAAGGACGAGTGAGAATTGATTCCCTCTTTAGGAAGATCGTAAAATATTTCATTATATCTTTTAAAAAATCCTGGTATATCTATAGAAACTGGTGGTTTAGTTAGTTCACTAAAAGAATTATTTACTTTAGAAAGTAAAGCAGTTTTACTATAGATTTTTTTTACAAAATTAATATCACCTACTGGTGAAGGTTCAGTAGGGGTATCATTAGTGTCATCAGGGACAACGGGGCTTACAGGATTACCTTGGGTATCACGGAAAATTGTTGTTTTTCCTATAGTTATATCCTTTCCTGTATCAACTCCTTTATTATTTGGTATTTCAGTTCCGTAAGCCATTATGTTTTAACTACTTTAAAGTAATATTTGTCATCATAAACTTGGATACCATCATCGTTTTCATGTTTAAATAATAACTTATAGTATCTTTCTTCTTGTAAACCGTTCATATATATTTTAAAGTACATTCCTTCTGCATCAGCGCTTAGTTTTGATTCTTCACCAAAGGGGATTAATACTTCTTCAGTAGCATAATCAACTAGGGAATAAAATGATCTACTAGTAAAATAATTAACGTCTAGGAAATTTGAAGTAGTAGTAAATTTTCTTGTAGGATATAATTCTCTTATATTAAGCCTAAATTTATATTCTTCAGAAGTTCTAAATTTTTCTTTATTATTTCTTAAAGTAACATAACATTCCCCTGAAGTTTTAATTTGGTTATCACTAATTCCATGTTTTTCTCTATCATATTCTGAATCATCCCACGAAATATCTAAAAATGGAGGGAATATTGTATGGGTATCCATAGAAAAATAATTTAATTCTCCATCATCTATAGCAGTAAATTCTTGGCTGCTTGATCTTTTAATTAAAAATCCATTATTTTCTATACCTTCAGGGTAAATAGAACCAAATAAACTATTACTAACATGTTTAAGTACAGGTGTAGTTAAGTCTAAAGATAAATCTAAATCATCGTTATACCCATAAGACCTACTTACATTAAATCCAGTATTTATAATAGGGCTAGTATCAAAATAAAAACTAGTACCTCCTGGGGAGGCATCTATATAGCTAGCGGTTACTCCAGGAGAAAAACTATGGGTTTGCCACTTATCCCCTAACGGATCATTAGATATAGCATCAGGGCTACCATTTCTATAAATCCAAGAACAACCATCAGATATTGTGGGAGAATTATCATACCTTCCTGTTCCGTTAGTCCAACTTTCTGCTATTGGTCTTACCTGTATATGTTGATTTACACTTAAATCTCGATGTTCTGTTTGGAATAAATTTAAACTGGCACTAAATGTATTAGTATTTACTTTATTTTGAATTACATCATTAATTTTATCCTGTTTAAATTGGATTAAGATTCTACTAGGGTAGAAATTTAAATCAGTGTTTGATTCTTCATCTTCTAAAGTTAGAATTTCATCTATCCCTGTATTTAATATTGCTCTCGTAGGATGAGAGTATATTGTTGTGTCCTGTTCTGGAAATAAAAAATAATGTGCCATAGTTTTATAATGTTACTCTACCTATTATATCAGTATTAGGATATTTTAATTCAAATATACTTGGATCTAATGATGGATATATAGTATTATTTCTTGTTGCTGATTCAAAATCATATTTGAACTTAGAATAACCTAAGTTTTCTCCAAATTTGTTTTCTATAACTAAGTCTTTAACATTTAATACCCCATCTATATTATATAATATACCTGTTATGTCTCCTTTTACTATAGGTTGGTTAATTTGCCAATTATCTACATTAAAATAATCTTGTAAGGCTTGGATACTTTGTAATAACACACTATCATTAGAAAATCCAGATCTTACAGAAATACCAAACTCTACTTTAAAATTAATAACAGAAGCATTTTTGATATTAATGGCATCAGTTAACATTCTGTATTGTTCTAAATAGGTGGCTAAATTAATTTTGGCGGCTTCATTAAGAGTTACTAAGTTTTTATTTGTGTCATATCCTAAAACATATAAATTTAGGGCATTAGGATTAGTTACTCTTCTATTAGTATCTAGTGATATTTGGGTATCTTGAGCCATATATGCCTTAGATACAGAACCAAATTGTGGGGGCATAGCTAAACACCTAAATAAATAATCTTCTTTAGTTACAGTTCTTTGTTGAGAAGAAAAATTAGCAATAGCATTTAATCTAATATCCTCAGCAGTATCACCTGGCCCCCCACCAGTAGCAGGACCTGGGTTATTACAAGCTACAGAATCTGCAGCTGCTGTTAATAAACCTGAATTTAATCCTCCTTGTCGGGGAATTGTGGTTACATCTCCTATTCTAGTAATAGTATTTGAATTTACATTTGAATTAATTCCACCTCCTACTAAATAAGTTACAGTTAAAGTAGTATTTGAAGGAACTTCCCCATATGCTTTAGTGTGTAAAAAATTAGAAGGATCATATGATAAATCTAATAAAGACCTTCCATCTTTAATTCCTAAACCTACATTATCAGGGTTAGGAATTATAGTTGTATCTTCATCACCTATAGAGCCAGCACCAAACTGAATTTCAAGGTTTGTATTAGATCTAAATCTAGATACAAATCTTTTAGAAACCTTTTTATTTCTTAATAAAAAAGGAACCTGATTATTATACTGTTTTAATTCGGGATCGTTAGCTTCTGTATTAGGTACTTCTTCAAATACAGTTTCTTGTGCTAAATAAGGTACTTCTACATACTCATTTCCATCAGAATCGAGTATTGATTGTATACCTATAATATTACTATCATCTAATGATAGGGTTTTAAACCTTTCAGCAGCCCCTATATCAAAAGACTTAGTTTTGATTTCAGCACTTATAGCTTTAACTTTCTTTTTTAAGAGATAATAATCTGGAATTGTTCCATCTAATGAATATACTGTTTGTTCTGTAGGGTCATTAGATGAACTAAAAGCAAAATTAACTTCGTTTTGTGTTAGGAAGTTAATTTCTGTGTTGTTATTAGGAAGGAATGAAGAATTTTTAGCTATTCTTAATGCATAGCGATAATCAGGTAATCCACTTGATGCGGGTATTTGTTGAAAAACCTCTAATTCAACTATACTAGGATTACTTATTACAGGTCTATATCCTAGATTATAAGCTAAAGCATATAAATTTTCTCTTTCCTGGGCATATTGTAAAAAAGTTTCTTGTACTTGAGCGTCAGTATAGAAAGATAG